ATGGAAGAGCAAATCGTCGAACCCTTGGGCAAGGATTCACCGGAGGGGTTCAAATCACGCGTCGAAGCGGCCTTGGCAGGCATGGAGGCGCTACGGCAAACGGTACAACGAAAACTTGGCGAACTGAACGCAATGACCGAGGACGAATTGAAGGCAGCCGATTTGACGGCGCTTCAACGCGACCTGGGCAAGGCGGTGACATTGGCCGTACTTGAAGAAGGGAAGGTGTCTGATGCCTTACGACAGCAGACGGGCGGAGGTGGACTCGACCTCGACGCGGCACGCGCTGCGATACGGGGGCGTCTCGATAGCATCCGCGCCGCGAGCGATCCGGGAAGCGTTTCTGGAGTCGCTGAGCGAGAATGAATTGCAGGCCTTGCCCTATCTCTTCGAGTTTTGGGCCTTGGACCATCAGTTGCCACCACAAGAGGATTGGCGGACATGGGTGATCCTGGGTGGACGGGGCGCGGGCAAAACCCGCGCCGGCGCGGAGTGGGTCAGAGATCGGGTCGAAGGCTCCCGCCCGTTGATGGCCGGAAGCGCGCGACGCGTGGCGCTGGTCGGCGAAACCTATGATCAGGTACGGGATGTTATGATCGAGGGGGAGAGCGGCATCTTGCGATGCTCTCCCCCGGACCGGAAGCCGCAATGGAAGGCAGGCCAGCGCAAGCTGGTCTGGCCGAACGGAGCCGAGGCGCAGGCGTTTTCGGCGCATGACTTCGAGGCCCTGCGTGGCCCTCAGTTCGATGCCGCGTGGGTGGACGAACTGGCGAAGTGGAAACGACCGCAGGAGGCCTGGGACATGTTGCAATTTGGGCTGCGATTGGGCGACCGGCCGCAGGTGGTAGTGACGACGACGCCCAAGAACGTGGACGTATTGAAAGATATCCTGAGCAGAACATCTACCGTATCTACCCACGCGGCGACCGAGGCCAATCGCGCCAATCTGGCGCGCGGCTTTCTGGAGGAGGTCATGGAGCGCTATGGCGGCACCCGTCTGGGCCGTCAGGAATTGGAAGGTTTGCTTCTGGAGGACATCGAGGGAGCGTTCTGGACGACACCCGTTCTGGATGCGTTGCGGGTGGACGATGTCCCGACGTTTGACCGCGTGATCGTCGGTGTGGACCCGGCGGTTTCGTCAAAAGGGACATCCGACGAAACCGGGATCGTGGTCGTTGGCGCGGTTACGAAAGGCCCCGTGAAGGACTGGAAAGCCTGGGTGCTGGAAGATGCGACGGTGTCCGCAGCTTCGCCGACGGACTGGGCCAAGGCTGTGGCAACGGCCTATGAGCGATGGGGTGCCGACCGCGTCGTGGCAGAGGGCAACCAGGGCGGAGACATGATCGAAGCGGTGTTGCGGCAGGTTACGCCGACGGTGAGCTATCGCAAAGTGATGGCGCGACATGGCAAGGGCGCTCGGGCCGAGCCGGTTGCCGCGCTTTATGAGCAGGGCCGGGTACGGCACCGCAGGGGCCTGGGTGAGTTGGAAGACCAGATGTGCCGGATGTCGGTCACCGGATACGCGGGACGCGGATCGCCGGACCGAGTGGACGCGCTTGTCTGGGCGCTGTGGGCGGCGTTGCTTGACCCGGCGCTTTCAAGGGCTGGACCGCGGATGCGTCAACTCTGAACCTGCGCAAACGCGGCGGAATTGAAGACATTGAAACGAACGAGTGAAGGGCCCCCGCAAGGGCCCTTTTCTTTTGGGCAGACGGAAGGACGGACGATGTTCGGATTCAAACGGAAGGCCGCGGCGCAGGTGCCGGAGGCGAAAGCCTCGGCCACGGGGCGACTGGCGGCGATGGGTGCGGCCGGACGCGCCGTCTGGTCGCCACGTGACACGGGCACGTTGATGCGGCTGGGCTTTTCCGGGAATCCCGTGGGGTTTCGGGCGGTCAAGTTGATCGCGGAGGCGGCGGCGGCGATGCCGTTGGTGTGTTCGGATAGCGACGGACGCATGGATGTTCACCCGGTTCTGTCGCTATTGGCACGCCCAAACGGGGCGCAGGGCCGGAGCGAGTTCCTGGAGACTGTGTTCGGGCAGTTCCTGCTGTCGGGAAATGTATACGTGGAAGCGGTAGGGGCGGGCGGCCTGCCGGCGGAACTGCACGTGCTGCGGTCGGACCGGATGGCAGTGGTGCCCGGGGCGGATGGCTGGCCGGTTGCCTTCGACTACACCGTGGGAGGGCGCACGCATCGGTTTCGGGTCGGTGAAATCTCGCCGATCTGCCACATCCGGGCGTTCCACCCGCAAGACGATCACTACGGCCTGTCGCCCCTGTCGGCAGCGGCGGGGGCGGTTGACGTGCACAACGCGGCGTCGCGCTGGTCGAAAGGTTTGCTGGACAACGCGGCCCGGCCCTCGGGAGCGATTGTTAACTCGGGCGAGGGACTGACGCAGGAGCAGTTCGACATGCTTTCGGCGGAGATGGAGGCGCAGCACCAAGGCGCGCGCAACGCCGGGCGTCCCATGCTGCTGGACGGGGGGTTGGACTGGAAACCGATGGGATTCAGCCCCAGCGATATGGAATTCCAGAAGACAAAGGAGGCCGCGGCCCGCGAGATTGCGATGGCCTTCGGAGTGCCGCCCATGATCCTGGGGATTCCCGGTGACGCGACCTACGCCAACTACGTCGAAGCGAACCGGGCGTTCTATCGCCTGACGGTCGTGCCGCTGGTCGCGAAGATCTGCGACGGACTGGCCCATTGGATCGGCAGGCATTCCGGCGCGCCGGTATCCCTGACCATTGACCGCGACCGGGTACCCGCCTTGCAGGCCGAGCGGGATGCGGAATGGGCGCGGATCGCGGGGGCGAGATTCCTGACAGACGTCGAGAAGCGCAGGATGCTTGGACTGCCGCCATTGGAAGACGCATGAGCTTGGCGCGCAGCGGAGGGTCGCGGTTTCTGTACGATCCGTTCGATGCGGCCAACGCGCGGATCGATGCCAATGAACGGGTTTTGCAGGAGCGCTGGGACGCACTCACGTTCCGTTTGGAGCAGATCGAGGGGACGCTGGAGCGGCTGGAGAAGCGGCTTTGGCTGGCGGTAATGGGCGTAGCGGGGGCTGTGTTGGCGCAGGGCGTCAACTACCTGATTTCATTATAGGAGGGGCCTATGGGTCTGGAACGTAAGTTCGTGCAGGGGGATGCCCCCGTGCGTCTTGAGGATGGCTCCTGCGTTGCGGGATACGCATCGTGGTTCGGGGTGGAAGATACCGGTCGAGATATCGTGCAAGCAGGTGCCTATTGCGACAGCCTGGCGCGGATGTCGGTCGAGGGCCGGCGGGTCAAGATGCTTTGGCAGCACGACCCTACCCAAGTGATCGGTATCTGGGACGAAGTGCGCGAGGACGCGCGGGGCCTGTTCGTCAAGGGCCGCCTTTTGCCGGGCGTCGAGAAGGCGCGAGAGGCGGCGCAGCTGATCGAGGCGGGCGCGCTGGACGGGTTGAGCATCGGATACACGGTCAAACGGGCCGGGAAAGACAGTCAGGGCCGCAGGCTTCTGAAGGAACTGGAGCTTTGGGAAGTGTCGTTGGTGACCTTCCCAATGCTGCCCAGTGCGCGGGTTGGGACCAAGGCAGACCCTCTGCGTGAAATGGCGCGGGCGATCCAGTCCGCGCGTCTTGAACTGGCGCGCGACTGACGCCGCCGATCCCAACGGAAAGGAACACCCGATGAGTCATTACGGCGTCGGGGAAGTCACCGAAGCGCTGACCGGTCTGGTCAGCGATTTCAGAGGCTTCCGCCAAAATATTACCCAGAAGATGCAGCAACAGGAAGAGCGGCTGAATATGAGCTACAAGACCCAACGCCCCCAGCTGGCGAGCGACGATATGAGCCACGCCCCGCACCAGAAGGCCATGGACGCCTATCTGCGGTCTGGTGACGACGATGGGCTGCGCGCCTTGGCGCTGGACGCCAAGGGAATGAATACCGCCGTGTCCGCCGAGGGCGGATACCTGGTTGACCCGCAGACCGCGGAAACGGTGAAGTCGGTCCTGACTGGTGCCTCGTCTATCCGGGCGGTAGCCAATGTCGTCAATGTGGATGCCACGTCTTATGACGTCTTGGTTGACCACACCGATCTGGGTGCCGGTTGGGCCAGTGAGGCAGGCGGCTTTGCCGAGACGGTCAGTCCGCAGTTCGACCGCGTGTCGATCCCGCTTCACGAATTGTCCGCAATGCCCAAGGCTTCGCAGCGGTTGCTGGACGACGCGGCATTCGACATCGAGGGCTGGCTTGCGGGGCGTATCGCCGACAAGTTTGCATCCTCGGAAGCGGCAGCTTTTGTCGTAGGTGACGGCGTCGACAAGCCGACGGGGTTCCTGATCTATTCCAATGTCGACGAGGCAAGCTGGACCTGGGGCGCGCTTGGCTATGTCGCCACCGGGGCAGTGGACGATTTTCACGCAGAGCGTCCTTCTGATGCAATCGTAGACTTGGTCTATGCATTGGGTGCAAAATATCGGGCCAACGCCACCTTCGTCATGAATTCGAAGACGGCTGGCGCGGTGCGCAAGATGAAGGATGCGGACGGTCGCTTCCTGTGGTCGGACAGTCTGACCGCCGGTCAGTCGGCGCAGTTGATGGGGTATCCGGTGCTGATTGCCGAAGATATGCCGGATATCGGCGCGGATGCCACCGCCATCGCATTTGGTGACTTCGGTGCCGGCTACACGGTCGCAGAGCGGCCTGACCTGCGCGTTCTGCGCGATCCCTTCAGCGCCAAACCCCATGTTCTGTTCTATGCAACCAAGCGTGTTGGAGGTGACGTGACCGACTTCGCGGCGATCAAGCTGCTGAAGTTCACGTTGGCCTGATCCCAGCCGGCCCCGACTGTCGCGGTCGGGGCCAAGCGAGGTCGTCTGGGGACGAAACCCTTCATGCGACCAGAGATGGACGCAGGTTGGTGGGGCCGGTGTGTTTCCGGCCTGGTCCGCACGCGGCGCACTGGCTCCACAGTTGAATATGAAACCAATACGCAGGCGGAGGTGCCGATGGCGATGATGGTGCAGGGATCCGATGGGATCGAGGATGACGTTCTGCCGGTGGCAGATTTGGCCGCGTCAATGCGCTTGGCCGATGGCTTCGAGTCCGTTCCGGGCCAAATGGCTCGGTTGCGAGGGCGTTTGCGGGCGGCCATTGCCATCGTGGAGACACGCACGAGCAAGGTGTTGGTCGCACGGGAGTTCATGCTGAGAGGCGTGGCAAAGGACGGCACACGCCAAGCTGTTTCGATTTCGCCGCTGGTAGAGGTGATCGCAGCCGAAGTTCAGCAGGGGACGACGGTGGTCGATCTTGGGGAGGTTCTGGTTGAGCCGCATCCGCACCGGGCCGTTCTTGTATTCGAGCGTTCACTCCGGGTCGGAGCCGTTTTGACGCTGAGGGTGACGGCTGGATATAGCGCCTGGTCGCAGGTTCCAGCCCCATTGCGCGAAGCTGTTCTGATGATCGCGCAGGGGTTGGATTCTGGCGACGATGTCACGGCGCAGGCGGAGAGCCTTATGGCTCCATATCGGGCGTTGCGGATTGGGGGGAGGGGCTGATGGCACATGTCTTCACGCGGTACCTGAAGCTGGAGGTTCCCGTGCGCACTTCCGACGGTGCCGGAGGGCAGGCCGTGACATGGGAGCAGCGTGGAGGCCTTTGGGCCGAAGTTAGAATGCGGTCCGGCTCGTTGCGGCATGGGGACTTTGGGCGGACGCCGAGATTACAGGTTCGTATGCGAACCCATGCATTGCCCGAAGGCAGTTCAATGCGACCGGAGCCGGGTCACCGTCTGCGTGACGGGGCCCATGTCTATGAGGTCGAAGCCGCGCATTGCGACGACGCGCATGTGCTGACGATTCTGGCAAGTGAAACGCCCGGTGCGGGAGGCACGGCATGACCTATGCGATGGGCGAGAGCCTCCAGGCCGCGATTTACGCGCACCTGATAGACGATCCGTCGGTGGACGCTCTGCTGTCGGGTGCCGTTTTCGACGATGTTCCGACGGATGCACCAGACCCGTTCGTGGCGATTGGACCCGAGAGAGCGCGAGGCATCGGCGACAGCGGTGGCACCGGTGCAATGCACCAGATGACGATCAGCGTTGTAACGCGACGAAAGGGATACCTCGCAGCCAAAGCAGTGGCCGTCGCGGTTTCGGATGCACTGTCGCGCGCGGATCTGACGCTGGCGCGGGGCCGTCTGGTGTCGCTGCGCTTCGTTCGAGCTCAAGCAAAGCGGGACAAGGCTGAGGGCGCGCGGCGGATCGATCTGATCTTTCGGGCACGTACAGATGAGCCGGGTCTGTAGGCCCAATCAAGGAGATATGGAAACATGACTGTTCAAGCGGGCAAGGACCTTTTGTTGAAGGTTGACCAAGATGGAACCGGCGTTTTCGTGACGCTGGCGGGGCTGAGGGCGACGCGGCTGACTTTCAATGCTGGAAGTATCGACGTCACCTCGACTGAAAGTGCCGGCGGTTGGCGCGAATTGTTGGGGGGTGGGGGCGTAAAGTCAGCCGCCGTATCGGGATCGGGCATTTTCCGAGATGCTGGCACGGATGCGCGGGCGAGACAGCTGTTCTTCGATGGAGAGGTGCCTGCGTTCCAGGTCATCATTCCGGACTTTGGAATCGTGGAGGGGCCATTTCAGATCACCTCACTGGAATATGGTGGCACCCATGATGGAGAAGCCACCTATGAAATCGCGCTCGCGTCAGCGGGCGAGCTGATCTTTACGCCGCTTTGATGGAGTATGGGAACCCCTTCGCGGGCGAAGTGGCGCTGGTATTGAATGGCCAGCGATATGTCCTGAAGCTGACATTGGGCGCGCTGGCCGAATTGGAGGCCGACCTGGACGAAGATAGCCTGGTTGCGCTGGTTTCCCGGTTTGAAAGCGGCGGGTTCCGCGCACGCGACGTGGCGCAGCTCCTCTTGGCTGGACTGCGGGGCGGCGGGTGGCGCGGCAACGCCGGAACGCTTTTGTCCGCGGAAATCGAGGGCGGCCCCCCCGAAGCGACGCGGGTTGCCGCGTTGCTGCTGGGAAGAGCGTTCGCCCTGCCGGGATCATGAAACGGGTGTCTGACATCGGGCTTGATTGGCCTGCGCTCATGGCGGCGGGTCTCCGCAGGCTCGGACTAAAGCCTGCGGAATTCTGGGCACTGACACCAGCGGAGTTAGCGTTTTTATTGGGGCATGGGGACGGACGATTGCCGATGGACCGGGCGGGGCTTGATGCGCTGGCCGCCCGATTCCCGGACACGGAGGAAAGCAAAGATGGATGATGTGGTTGGCGAAGGCCTGGATGAGAAACTCGATGCGTTGGAAGCGCGGCTGGGCGGGTCAGAGGTGGTCGTGGCACGATTCACGGCGGCGCTTGGCACCTTGGAAGGGCAGATGCTTTTCACCCAACGGGAGGTGCAGGGCCTGTCCCGGTCATTCGGCGGGTCACTGAAGCGCGCCTTTGATGGTGTGGCTTTTGACGGTCAGAAGCTGTCAGATGCCCTGAGTACGTTGGCGCAGTCCATGGTCAACGCATCCTATAACGCGGCAGTGCGGCCTGTCAGTCAGGCGCTTGGCGGAACATTGGCGAGCGGAATCAACGCCGTTTTGCCCTTTGCAGACGGGGCGAGTTTCGCTCAGGGCCGTGTCATGCCCTTTGCAAAGGGCGGTGTGATCAGTGCGGCGTCGATGTTTCCGATGCGTGGTGGAACTGGCCTGATGGGCGAAGCTGGCCCGGAGGCCATCATGCCTCTACGGCGCGGGCCGGACGGCAGCTTGGGCGTGGCAGCACAAGGTGGGAGCGGCGCTGTCACCATCAACATGAATATTGCGACGCCGGATGTACAGGGCTTCAGGCGGTCCCGCAGCCAAGTTGCCGCTGAAATGTCCCGCGCCCTGTCGCGCGGTGCACGCAATCGCTGAGGAGGTGTCGATGTCTTTCCACGAAATACGGTTCCCGCCACGCTTGTCCTTGGGCTCCATTGGCGGGCCGGAGCGTTTAACCGAGATCGTCACGCTCGCTAATGGGCACGAGGAGCGCAATACGCCTTGGGCACATTCGCTTCGGCGCTATGATGCGGGCGTTGGGATGAGATCCCTGAACGACGTAGAAGACTTGATCGCGTTTTTCGAAGCACGGCGTGGGCAACTGCACGGATTTCGATGGAAAGACTGGGCCGACTGCAAGTCCAGCCGGCCTTCGGACCAGATCAGTTTTCGCGACCAGGTCATCGGGGTTGGCGACGGTCAGGCGAAGGTATTCCAGCTCTCCAAGACCTATGTTTCGGGCAACCAGGACTACACCCGTCCGATCACCAAGCCGGTGCCGCGCAGCGTATTGGCTGGGGTGCAGGACGACGAGCTAACATATCAGGTGCACTATACCGTGGACCACGAGTCGGGACTCGTAAGCTTTGTGGAGCCGCCTGATATCGCCGTTGAGGTGACTGCCGGGTTTGAATTCGACGTGCCGGTTCGTTTCGATACCGACGCGATCCGGACGTCGGTTGCCAACTTCCAGGCGGGCGAAGTCCCAGATGTGCCGGTCGTGGAGTTGCGAGTATGAGTATGCTTGCGGAGCACATGGCCAGCGGCTGTACGACGGTTTGTCGGGCGTGGATCGTACGGCGCAAAGATGGCTTGACCCTTGGATTTACCGATCACGATCTTGAATTGATCGTGGAGGGCGTTGCCTGTTTGGCAGCTTCCGGGATGACAGCCGGTGCCTTGCAGGCCTCAACCGGATTGGCGGTGGACAATGCAGAGGCGCAGGGCGCGCTAAGTCATGATGCGATCCGAGGAGAGGATATTCGCGCAGGCCTTTGGGATGGTGCGGAAGTCACGAGCTACTTGGTAAATTGGCAGTCAGCGCAGGATTTCGAAGTCCTGTTCCGCGGCTCGCTTGGTGAGATTTCCTGGGGCGAGGGTGCCTTTACGGCTGAATTGCGCGGGCTTTCTGAGACGTTGAACAAGGCGCGGGGACGCGTCTACCAGTCACGCTGCGATGCCGCGCTAGGCGACGAACGCTGCCGCCATGAGCTTGGGCCAATGTTCACCACGGAGGTGGAGGTATCCGCTTCCAGCGATGATCGGCTGGTCATGCTGCCGCTCTTGCGAGATTTCCCGCCGAAGTGGTTTGAGAACGGACAATTGATCGTCCTGTCTGGCGCAGCACAAGGGGCCTTGGAACGGATCAAGACTGACCGCACGCGGGAAGAAGTCCGAGAGTTGGGACTTTGGCAGTCTTTGCGAAGAGCAATCGAACCCGGGGATCGGGTGAAGATCAACGCCGGTTGTGACAAGCGCATGTCGACGTGCCGATTGAAGTTTGACAACTTATTAAATTTTAGAGGTTTTCCTCAGATTCCCGGCGAGGATTGGCTGTTGACCTATCCTGTTTCCGGCGGGGGAAATGACGGTGGCAAGTTGTGAATGCAATTGTAACGGCTGCCCGTGCCTGGATCGGGACGAAATACGTGCATCAGGCTTCTCTGAGGGGTGGGGGAACGGATTGCTTGGGCTTGGTGCGCGGTGTCTGGCGCGAGTTGTATGGCGACGAGCCTGAAGCTGTCCCCGCCTATTCCCGAGACTGGGCCGAACCGCAGGGCCTTGAAGTGTTGTTCGAAGCGGCAGGGCGTCACCTAGCCCGCGTCCCGAGATCGCGATCGTTCCAAGCGGGAGAGCTGCTGCTCTTTCGAATGCGCGATGCAGCTATAGCCAAGCACCTTGGTATCATTGGTGATGGCGGCAACACACCGACTTTCATACACGCGTACACCGGGCATGGTGTGGTGGAAACCCATTTGTCGTCGCCCTGGAACCGCAGGATCGCGGCGCGATTCGACTTTCCCCCAATCATTGACGAGGAGAACTGATCATGGCGACACTCGTCTTAGGAGCAGTCGGAGCAGCGGTCGGAGGAAGTCTCGGCGGGTCGTTTCTTGGCTTGAGCGGGGCAGTGGTTGGCCGCGCAGTCGGAGCCACACTAGGGCGCGTCATCGATCAGTCGATTCTGGGTGCCGGGGCTGATGCGGTTGAGGTCGGACGGCTGGATAGGTTGCGGTTGATCAGCGCATCGGAGGGTGCACCCATTCCTAGGGCGATCGGACGCGTTCGATTGTCGGGACAGGTCATTTGGGCGAGCCGATTCAGAGAAACACGCGAGACCACAGGTGGTGGAGGCAAGGGAGCGCCAAGGGCCCCGAAACAGACTTCCTTTAGCTATTCGGTATCTCTTGCAGTCGCCGTGGCAGAGGGCGAGATCACCCGGATCGGGCGGATATGGGCCGACGGCAAAGAGATTGCGCGATCCTCGGTATTGATGCGAGTCTATCGCGGCACGGAAGATCAGATGCCAGACTCGCTAATCGAGGCAATCGAGGGGGCGGACAATGCCCCGGCATTTCGCGGTGTCGCGTACGTCATGTTTGAAGATCTTGATTTGACACCATACGGGAATCGCGTGCCGCAACTGTCGTTCGAGGTCGTTCGTACGATCGAGGTTCCTGGGGAAGTACCGGCTCCGTCATCTCTGATCGAGGGCGTGGCACTGGTTCCCGGAAGCGGTGAATTTGCTTTGGCAACGACGGCGGTGCATTTCAATAAGGCCGGTGAGAAGGACTCGGCGAATGTGAATACGCCACAGGGGATCGCCGATTTTCGGGTCTCGATGGATGATTTGGTGGAGGAGTTGCCAAACCTGAAATCCGTGTCGCTTTTGGTGTCGTGGTTCGGGGATGATCTGCGCTGCGGAGAGTGCGAAATCAAGCCACGGGTTGAGCATACTGACGTTGAAGGAACGGGGCAGTTTTGGAACGTCTCCGGTCAGACCCGCGCAACAGCCGGCACGGTGCCGATGAAGGGTGGCCGTCCTGTCTATGGTGGAACCCCGAGCGATCTTTCAGTGATAGAGGCGATCCGTGATCTGAATGAGCGTGGACTCGCGATCACGTTTTACCCGTTTATTATGATGGACCAATTGGCTGGGAATGGCCTGCCAGACCCCTATGGATCTGAGGAGCAACCAGCTCTGCCGTGGAGGGGCCGGATTACGACTGGACTGGCGGCCCATCAAAACGGATCAAGCGACCGGACATTGCAAGCCCGCACAGAAGTCGAGGCCTTCTTTGGTCGGACCGATGGATCGGAGATCATCGTTAAGAGCACCGGAAGCACCTTCCGGCATGGGCATCGTATTATTCAAGGCCCGGCGGACGACTGGTCGTATCGCCGTTTCATCTTGCACTACGCGAAGCTGTGCGCAGAGGCTGGCGGCGTCGAAGCCTTTTGCATCGGATCAGAGATGCGCGGTCTGACCCGTATTCGAGCAGAGGGAGACAGTTTTCCATCAGTGGAGGCCTTGCGCGATCTTGCGCGCGATGTTCGAGGCATCTTGCCGGATACAAAGATCTCTTACGCAGCGGACTGGTCTGAATACTATGGTTATCAGCCGGCTGATACGGGCAACGTTCACTTCAATCTGGACCCGCTATGGGCTGACCCTGCGATCGATTTCGTTGGTATCGACAACTATATGCCGCTGGCGGATTGGCGAGACGGGGACGCGCATCTTGATGCAGCATTCCGCACTACGAACAACCTCGAATATCTTCAATCGAATATCGAAGGGGGCGAGGGTTTTGACTGGCACTATCCAACCCCAGAAGCCCGAGCGTCGCAGCGGCGCGTTCCAATATCTGACGGGGCCCACGGAGAGCCGTGGGTTTATCGCTATAAGGACATCCGAAGTTGGTGGACCAATGCACATCATGACCGAATTGATGGGACGAGAGCGGAGCAGCCGACGGCGTGGGTTCCGGGGTCGAAGCCAATCCGGTTCACTGAATATGGCTGTGCGGCCATAGACAGGGGTGCCAACCAACCCAACAAGTTCATTGATGAAAAATCGTCAGAGTCGAGCCTGCCTCGACACTCAGACGGGCGGCCGGATGACACGATGCAGATGCAGTATCTGCGGAGTCTGCTTGCGTATTGGAATGACTCCAGCCGAAATCCAAAATCCGAGGTTTACGATGGCCGGATGGTAGATTTATCGAGAAGCCTTGCATGGGCGTGGGACACAAGACCGTGGCCCTATTTTCCGGAGCTGGCGTCCCACTGGAGTGATGCCCAGAACTACGCGCGCGGGCACTGGATTTCTGGGCGGACCGCAAACCAGCCGCTTGCGAACGTTGTTGCGCAAATCTGTAGTTTGGCCGGATTGCGTGACTATGATGTTTCGCGCGTTGAAGGGGTCGTTCGCGGCTATGTCATGGCAAATGTTCAAAGCGCGCGTGCCGATCTTCAGCCTCTGATGATGACCTATGGGATTGAAGCGAGCGAGCAAGCCGGAAGAATAGTCTTCTTCATGCGTGCAGATGCGCCCGAAGCGAAGCTTGATCCTAACTTTTTCGTCAGGCGGGACGGCCCTGTCATCGTACGGCAGCGCGCGGCATTTGCTGAAGCGCCGAAACGTGTACTTGTCAACCACATGAATTCGGAGGGCGACTTTGAGATTCGCGTTGCGGACGCGGGCCTGCCGGGCAACTCGGACTCACCGGTCTCCCAATCCGAGGTGCCGTTGAGCCTGAGCAAAGGGGAAGCGCACGGATTGGCGGAACGGTTTTTGACCGAGACAAACATTTCGCGAGACACTGTAGAACTGGAACTCGCCCCATCGATGCGTCAATACAAACCGGGGCAACTAATTCAGATCGACGAGACAGGTGACCTCTGGCGGATAGACCGGCTTGAGGATGCTGGCGGGCGCAAAGTTCAAGCAGTAAGGACCGAGCGCGCCCAATATGAGCCGAGTGACCGTGTTGAAGACGGGTCTGGTCGCGTTCGTCCGCTGGCTCCGCTGCCAGTGGATTCAACGTTTCTGGAATTGCCTCTCCTGACTGGCGAGGAGGTGCCCTATTCTCCCTATATTGCCGTGTCTGCTTCGCCTTGGCCCGGTACGGTAGCGATATATTCGTCTAGCGATGATGCAAATTATGGGCTGAACTCCTTGATCAATCTGCCAACAGTAAATGGCGTGACGGAAACCGTTCTTGATCCCGCCCGACCGTCGGTGTTCGATAATGGTCCCGAATTGCTCGTGCGGGTTCGCAACGAGACGCTAGAGTCTGTGTCGCTCAAAGCCCTGCTGTCAGGCGCGAATGCTGCGGCGATAAACGATGGATCTCTGACTGGGTGGGAGGTTTTCCAATTCCAGCACGCCCGGCTTGTTGCGCCAGGCTTGTGGGGCTTGTCCAGACGATTGCGGGGTCAGCGGGGGACAGAATGGACAATGTGCGAGACCCGCCCTATCGGCTCCACAATTGTGTTCCTCGGTTCGAACTTGGCCCAGTTAGAGTTCGCCAAGGAAACCTTGGGTGTAGAACGCTATTTCAGAACTGGCCCTGCGCGTCTTCCGCTGGAAAACGAGGCATACCTTCAGGAAAAAATCGTGGTACGTGGCGAAGGACTTAGGCCCTACGCGCCAGCGCATCTGAGGGCCACACGACAGCCGGACGGTGTTGCGGTGTCATGGATCCGGCGATCCAGGGTTGGCGGAGACGGTTGGGGTGCCGCTGATGTGCCAACTGGAGAAGCGCGGGAGCGCTACCGCGTTCAGGTGTTACGGAGCGATGAGAGCGTTTCATTCGAGATTGATACAGTCCTGCCAGAGGTGTTCATCGACAATCAAAGTCTCGATAACCCGGAAGTTGGACCGCTCCGGCTGTCCGTCGCTCAGATATCGGAAGACGTTGGATCAGGCGCTGAGGCGTATATCGCGGTTCCGTGA